TGGTAAGGGTATTGTAAGAAATATCCGTGGTAGGTCCCTCATTTAAGGTTGTAAATAAATTGGTTTTACTGTAATTGTAAGTATTGGATGCATATACGGAATATACCGTAATGGAATAAGTGGTATTGATACTTAAATCGGTCAATGTCAAATAAGCATTGCTGATGTCCGTTTTAGTAATACTATTATTGTTCTGGTCTGTATAAGTTACAGCATAAGACTTGATATCACCAGGGGATGCTACAAAGGAAACAATTGCAGAGGTATTGGTAAGGGTATTGTAAGAAATATCGGTAGTAGGTCCCTCATTTAAGGTTTGAAATTGACTGTATATGTTGGAGTTGTAAGAAACATCCGGGTTATTGTTATAGTAGGTAGTAACCATAACCGAATATAATGTATTACTACTTAAATCGTTCAATACTAGACTATTGTTTGTTATTACATTGCTAGTATTACTATTTTGGTTAGGATCTGTATAAGTTACAGTATATCTCTTGTTTTCACTAGCACCAGGGGATCCTGCAAAGGAAACAGTAGCGGAAGTATTGGTAATAAGACTATAGGAAATATCGGTAGTAGGACCTTCATTTAAGGTTATAAATAGATTATCTCTCGTAAATGCGTATGCATGATTATTCTTATAAATAGTAGTAACGGTAACCGAATAACGAGTGTTGATACTTAAACCAGTTAAACTAAAATTGGTTTGGGTTATTTCGGTAATAATGTTACTATTCTGCTCCTGATATTTACCATACTTTATGGTATAGGACTGGACATCACCAGGGGATGCAAAATAAATAGTAGCGGATGTATTCAAAATATTATTAACGGAAATGTCCTGAGTAGGTCCCTCATTTAACGTTTGAAATTTAATGGGTTCCGGATATGTATATATATGGTAATTGTTATAAATAGTAGTAACGGTTACTGAATAGGTGGTATATATCTTTAAACCATTCAAACTTACATCGACCAAACTTATATCGGTGTCGGTTATTCTTGTAATGCTATTACTAATATCTGGGTTTTGTTCTTCATAATAAGTTAAGGTATATGTCTTATTGTTCTCACCTGGTGATTTTAGAAAGGAAATCGTTACGGATGTATTTAAAAGATTATTATAAGAAACATCCGTAACTGCTCTTTCATTTAATGTTCTAAATAAATTTGGTTTACGATATACGTATGTATGTTGATTAGCATAAATAGTAGTAACAGTAACGGAATATAATGTATTTATACTTAAATCATTTAACTGGATATTTGTGTCTGGTATTCCAGGAATACTATTACTACTATTTGGCAATTGTCATTCATAGGTTACATCATAGGTTGGGTTCTCCCCTGGGGATGCAGTAAAAGAAATAAAGGCCGATACATTTGAAATATCACTAGATAAAATATTTAGGGTGGGTCCCTCATTCAATGTCTGTATATCGGTAGGGTATTGATAAATATAGGATTTTAATTTATATATGGATGTAATAGTTAAAGTATAGTTTGTAAATGGTTCTAAATTTGAAAAAATAACATGTTCAGGGACTGTATAAAAGAATTGATTCGATGTATTTCCGGTTGGATCTGTTAAGGCTACATTATATCTCAGCACATTACCTATCGCATTAATAAAGGATATTGTTATTTCATTTCCAAGAACCGATATTACTTGAGCACTGGGAACTTTACTTTCGGATGCAACATATGGTTTACAACCATTACATTCCAATTCTCCCGTCACTTTGTTAAATTTAGGCGTTTGTTTATTTGGATAACCAACTTTTTGTTTTAACGTATAAATCGAACTATTTGTAGTGCTATAGGCTAAAGCACGCGCCGTTTCTTTTCCAAAAGAAGATTGTAATTTCGATCCTGCATCGGTAATCGTATCGTATTTTTTACGTTGGATTTGACAACTTGCAGAAACTCCTCCTTGTTGTGCGAATTTTGAATTACTCGGTTTGTAATAGACCGGAACATAGGCGGAAGTCAATGGGTCTGCATTTGCAGTTGCACAGTAAGCTACGGTATTAGAGGCATAGACATTCTCTGTGGCCGCTACAGTTCCAGGGAGAGAAGTGGTGTCTCCTTTTCGTAAAAAATGATAATCGTTTTGTTGGAAGGTTTTGTTACGACTATCTAAATATTGATTGGCATTTGTATAATATTTCAAATTATTGATGTTCGTATTGGTTGTAAAGTTACGTTTGATAATTCCAGAACTACGAACTCGACGACGGGCATTGTTTTCATTCGATAAATACCGGTTTTCTAATTTGGTGTCTGGGAAACAAGCATCGCATGCAGATCCGGGATATTCTCCTTTGATATTTGGTAGAGTTGGGTCGATCGTGTTTACGATTCCGTCGGTATTTTCATCTGCAATTTTCGAATTAATGATGTTGTTTCCGGGAGTTTCGAAATCGAATACATGAACTGATGTTCTGAGATTACAGGTATTTTGGGAGACGGATGCGATTTCTTTACGGTATATTTTGATTGGTCCAGGTTTTAATGCTAGAGCAGGGGTTATATCGTCGGTGGTCGAATCAAAAAATCCGTTTCTTCTTATGGTTGCGGTGATTTGAGAGAAGGTTTTTCCTTTCCAAGCAATCGGGGGATTTTCTGCTAAACTTAGTCTTCCGGACATCTCTGGATATCTTCTTTATTCTATCCGTATATTATGTTTTTGCAGAAAAAAATATGAATATTTCTTGTGTTATTAGGATAACCCTACCAAGAAACAAACGATGAACGTCTTAATGTTACCATTGAAAGAAGTCACGGAAGATAATATTTTTTTCATGGATAGTAAGAAAAATATATTAATGGATGGAACCTTTACGAAACTAATTTATATGAATGAATGGTTTACGATGAATGGGATCTATCTCGCGTTTCCTATCCATGTGCAAAATATAGAAGTAAATCCTATGTCTGGTCAAAAACATATTGTTCATTTTTCGGTAAATGCCCACCAAGAATTATTGGAAAAAATAGAACATTTAGAGAGAAATATTCTGTCTAAATATTGTCCAGCGATTACCGGTTCTACTCCCATGTATAGTATTCAACATTCTTTACGCATGGGATACTTTAAAATATTCAAAGAATCCAAAATATTGTCGAAACATACGGCATTTGCATTGAAAATTTCGGGAATTTGGGAGAATGCGAAAAATTATGGACTTTCGTATAAAATCATGGATGCGGTGATGTTTTAGTTTCTAGATCTTTGAGTTTTTTCAAAAATCTTACCATTGGTTCATATTTATGGTTACCATTACCTATATATCCTGCAAAGTGATGCAATACTCTATCAACCGTTACATCTATATTACTATCTGGATCATTTTGCATGATATATTGTTTTAATACTTTATTATTATACCACCCATATTTGAATGCATTATATATAAAAAAAGGTTGATCATAAAAAGAATGATTTCTCCGTCGCATATCTTCTTTTATTTTTTCGAATAAAATACGCATATTTTCGCAATTATTGAATAATAAAACGCCGCTATTAAATGTCGTTTTATCTTCAAAACTATTTATTTCGTCCGTTGTGAATAAATCTTTACCCCAATAATTTTCAGTTCTTTCTAAATCCCCTTCTTCTAACACATACAACACATCTTCTTTTACTAAATCAAATAATATATTCACTTGTTTTTTTACAATGATATCTGAATCTAAATATAAGATTTTATCGTATTTATTTATTGCGGATAATTCAAATAAATCTAGTCTGGATTTGCAAGCACTATCTAAATCCTGTATCCCGTCGTTGATTTCAAACCTAATTTTATCATGTAAAATAGAAGATTCCTGAATCCTTTTCTTGAAAATGGTCGAAGTATATAATAATATGTCGGTATTTTCGTCTAAATTACCATATAATAACAGACTCTCTAATAATAATAAACATAAATCTACATATTTTTCATTATGAAACACACAGATAAATATCGCGTTTTTCATGATAATATTTATGATTATTATTATTTTTATTGTTTATACTATTTTATCTAGTTGATATAAAATAGTCTTGTCAAAACCCACCGGAATTTGGGCAAAATGATGAACGCGGTGATTTTTTATATGTTTTTCTACGTGTTTTCCCTCCTTTTGAATTGTCTTCGTTACTACCTTCATGAATGGTAGATAGTGTCGTGTTTTTAAACTGCTTTGGTGGAAATTCATTCGTATACATGTAGTAACAATAAAATAAATAATATAAGATAGTCTTATATGTATTTAATAATTCATCATTCTTTATTAATAATGATGTTTTACAAATTATGTTGTTATATAAAATTTGATTGTCATCTATATATAAATTATAATAATCGTTTATAGCTTTTTCTATTTTTTGTAATAATTCATTTGTTTCATTTGTATTTGTGTCTATCGATTTTATATACATATTAAAATCATTCACAATTTCATTATCTATACCATTTCGTATACATTTGTTTTTTGATTTTTTATTGGCCCTTGATTTGGATCTTGATTTTAATTTGGATTCGCATTTTTTAATTATTTTTTCGTCGGTTATTTTAATTTTAATATATTTTAGTTTTATATTTTCTAAATATGATACAACTGTATCGATTGGTATTAACAGAATTTTTTGTATTTCATTCATTTGATTTTCATTATTTTGTATTTCTTTTATTTTTTGTGTTTGATCTGTTAATGATTTGTATAATAATATAATATCTGGTAATTCATTGGTATGTTTTGTATAACAATACCATAAAAAATATAAAAGTTCAAAACAATCATCTAGTGTTTTAAAATTATCTATAGTATCATGAATATCAATATCATTTTTTGCATCATTTATATATTTCTTTATTGAATACGATATTTTTTTTATTTCTTTATCCATAGTATATTTTTTAGATGCATCAATCTGTGTTTTTATTAAAAAAATTTGTATCCTCGTTTTTTCACTCATATCTTTAAGTTTATCATTTTTAATTTCATCTATAATAATCGAATTCGATTTTTTTTTTTTAATGTATTCAATAAAATATATATATGCATAATCTATTTGTTTTCGAAAATATTCATCTATTTCATTTGATTTTTTTTCATCTATTTCATTTGATATTTTTTTTATATATTTGAGATTTTCAATTATGTATTTGATATGTTGTATATAATCCTTTACATCATTTAATGATAAATTATATATTAATTTTATATTTATGTCATTGGACGACATATATATTCTATATTATATACTTAACTCATAAAAAAAGGTTTCCCCTTAGTTAAGTTAAATTACAAAAACAATACAATCTATCTAAATGCTATCTAACTACGTAGTTCTCTCAAAAAGTCCTCGATTTTTTCTCTCTTTCTCTCTTGACTTACTTGAATATATTTGTCTAAACTATATTTATTTTTTTTAGGATCGAGAAATCCTGCGATATACCGAGAAATATCCTCCGGTAAATGTTGAATAATATCACAATATTTACGAACATCATCATTATTTATGGGAGAATCCACGCAGTTCATGTAAAAACGATACACTTCCACCCGTTTCTTCTGGCCCATACGAAAACATCGGCCAATTGCCTGGGATTCTAGTGCAGGATTCCAGTTGGGACTCACGAAATACACTTCCGAAAATTGGGCCTGTAAATTCAGGCCTTCGCAACCAGATCGTATTTGCATAATTAGTATGGGCGTTTTTGAAGTAGGCGTTTGTCGTAGAAACGTTTTATAGTCTCCCACCCAATCTACGCCGTTTTTTTTCAGTATTTCGCAGATGCGTTGCATTTCTAATCGGTAATGACAAAAGATGATTTTCCCATTACCGTTCTCTTTTCTCTCGAGAATATGCGACATCACCGCTTGTAATTTCGTAGAGATCCCATATTCCAATGTTTCTATATATTCTATGGGAATCGGTTCGTCATATTCGGGATTATCGGGTTGAAAGAGAGAGGATTGAATCATTTTCGGGAAGATACACATTTGGGATGCGCGAATCATGGAAACAAGGGTGCATGTTTTCGTTTTCTCCCAGAACGATTCCGTTCCGGCCTCTTTCTCTCCGAATCCCAGACATGGAATTGCTGCATGAATATCTTTCGCCATTTTCCGTTCCGTTTCGTTTTTCCATTCCAGGACCTCCACGTTTTCTCTTTTCGACATGCCTAAATCTCCGCAAATCTCTACCCCTTTCGGTTGGAATCTTTGTAGGAAATGTTTTTTCCATTCCGTTTTTTCAGGGATTTTACAAAGCGAAAAGAGAGACGCGAGATCTTTCGGCGAATTATGGATGGGAGTTCCCGTCAAACACCATAACACGCGGGTCTGGAGAGACTGGATCTTTAGGAACGTTTTGGTTTTGGGATTACGTAAATGATGAGCTTCGTCACAAATAATCCGGTTCCAATGAATGCCCGAAATATGCGTATCCCGTAAACAGGTTTCGTAAGAAGTGATGACAATCATCGCGTTTTCGAGAGAATCATGGAATTCTTTCCTGTGTTTACCGTAATAGACGACGGCGCGGTGTCCACAGATTCTCTCGATTTCTGCGAACCATTGTTGGATTAAGATGGGCGGTAAAAGAATCAACGTTTTGCGTTGGGGATTCAATATCATCGTTCCAATCATTTGTAAAGTCTTTCCCATTCCCATTTCGTCGGCTAGGACTCCGCCTTTCTCTTCGAGTTCTCTTTGAAGACACCATAAAATGCCATATACTTGGTGGGATTTTATGGTGATGTTTCTATTTTTACAAAAATCAACGTATTTCTTAATAGTTAGCTTGACATTCATTTTTCATATAGTATGTGGGTTTGAATACTCTTTCGAAAAATAGTTGGAAAAATGTCAATTTTTTAGGTGGAGGATTTTTTTTTCGGTTTTTCGGCTTATCCTGACGGATTCGCCTTCGGCTTATCCTGACGGATTCGCCTTTGGCTTATCTTTACGGATTCGCCTTCGGCTTATCCTGCCGGATTCGCCTTCGGCTTATCCTGACGGATTCGGCTTATCGCCTTATCCTTACGGATTCGGCTTATCGCCTTATCCTGTCGGATTCGCCTTCGGCTTATCGTAAGACCATTTTAAATAGGGGTAACCGTCCTCTTTTCTTAGGAATCGGTTGGAATGGGCGATTTCCACTACGTAGATCATGTATTTTATCTTTAGAAGGATCGAATACCTTGCCAGTTTCAAATGTATTTACATGGACAAAACCAGTTTCTTCTTCGACCTGGTATTGGAGAGAACGAATAGAATCGATACCTTCCGTGGTTTTTTCTAAATATCGATCGAATTCTCCCCGATTCACCGTTCGTTCTACTCCATCTTTTAATTGTAATATATTCTTATCTAATATCGGATAAAATCGACTTCGATCGATTGTCATCCTTGGCGTGCTTAATACACGTTGTTGTAACATATTATCTTCGAAACCCCATGCCCATAAATTAGGATATCCATTCACGGTTTCAAAATCTCTCGCATTTATGGACACAATGCCACCTAAAGCGAATTTATATCCGTAAAAATGTTTTACGGTTCCTGGCGTTGTTTCGTATGGAAAGAAATTCTTGGTTAATGGCATCGTATCTACATCGTTGAATACTAGAGTGATGTTTGGATAATCGTCCGGATATTTTTCTTTTACAAAGAGAAACCCGATGTTCTTTAGTGCTCCCCGATTGAAGGGTCGTTGATCTTTCTGATGGATGTAATATATTTTATATTCTTCTGGATCGTAATCGGATAGAATTTCTTGCATATGTTTTTTGAAAAAGATTTGCTGGTGTTCTCTATCGCGATATGGGACAATAAAGACTAATTTAGGGATTTTATTTTTTTCTGGAATGGGCTCCTCTTTGGATATATATTCTTCTTTGGGAATAGGCACTTCTACCACAGGTTCTACTACAGGCTCTACCACTATAGGCTCTACCACAGGCTCTACTACTGGTTCAGGAATAGGCACTTCTACTACAGGCTCTACCACAGGTTCTACTACTGGTTCAGGAATAGGCACTTCTACTACAGGCTCTACCACAGGTTCTACTACTGGTTCAGGAATAGGCACTTCTACTACAGGCTCTTCTACGACAGGATCAAAAACCACCGAATCGCTCATTTTATATTGTAAATTGATATAAAAAAAGGAAATATATAGCTAAATATATAATATTAAACATCCATATATCGTTGTAAAACAATACTCGGCACAATTTTTTCTTTGATTTTATCTAGTTTTTGATAACATTTATTGATAGTGACTTCACTTACTTCGTCATCCAATACATGTTTAATATAATTTTTCGTATATCCTAAATGACAAAGTTGTGAAATAAAATAGATAATTCCCACTGCAATGGCTTGTGGCCGATTATCGGGAATTAAATTCTGTGCATCGACTTGTTTTGCTATAAAGAGTGCGAGTAATGTCAACTCTTGATTAATTTTCAGCTTCGAGCAAAACCGCTCGATAAACACGATGGGCCTAATAATACATAAATGTGACTTGTCGTTTTCGAATCGATTACGTTCACTACTCCGCAACATTTCTTCCGCACGTGTGCATCCTAAAGACGCACTCGTCTTGTCGATTTTGAAAATCTCCGCGATTTCATTCGCGGTTCTAGGACAATCATTTTTCCAACACGCGAGCCAAATCGATCCAGCACGCGTCGCTCCACGATTCATACCCCGGAACGTTTGTTGTTCATAGAAATCCTTGTAAATCGTTTTCGCATAATCGATAATGACTTTAGGAATTCCGCCATTTTGTGCCATTAGCGTGATGATTTGGAATTCATCATATAATGCCTTTTCATTCGCAGGCATGGACTGCCATTTGGTCCATTTCCGGATATTCTTCATTTCACTGGACGCAACGGAACCACACAGGACTTTACATGCATACGAAGACTGTTCTAAAAGAGGATCGATAGGATTTCCACAACGCGTAGGATCATTAGCATGCCGGTCGTCGGAGGAAAAGAAACGCCATTCGGGAGAATAATCCAAGATATGGAAATTCATGACACCGCATTCTTTATTGGAACACGTGGGGAAACCATCTTCGTTGAAAACATACCAACTATTGCAACGATAACACACGTCTTCCAGACGGGTTTCTACTTCCGGATTTAAATCGTTTTTTTTCTGTTTTTTCTCTTGGTCGAAAGCATCCCATAATTTGTTTTTATCAATGGCAGAGAGAACTTGTTTTTTTTTCTGGGTTTTTTTATTGGTGGGGGCTTTCATTAATATGGTGGTAGTATCTTCTTCTTTAGCTAAAACGGATTCTATTTCCATCTTTGATTTGATTTAGATATGTCCGTTAATTATTAAAAAGAGTCAATTTTATATTTATTTTTATATTGTTTTAATTTGTATAAAAGTTTTATAGTGTATATATAAAGAAAATAATGGATAATCAATCACTTATGTTTTTAGGTGATAAAAAACGTAATACAGAAGAAGATAAAGAAGTATATAATGAATTTAAAACAATATATGACCCAAACGATTCACCATCATCCATTAATTCCAGTTTTTCAACAATAAAATCAACAAATACAAATACATCTTTATTGGAAGAAACTTTAACCGAAAAAAATTCTATTATTTCTTTTTTTTCAGCTGATTTAACTGGAGAATTGTCTAAATTGTCTGAATTGTCTGAATTTGAATTAAATATTGATAATAGTGTTATTAATGAAAATGAAGATCCGGCAAACAATAATTTATTTAATACTATGTCAACCATTAGTTCTATTAAATCAGGTAATATATATGATATCCCGGAAACATCAGTTAAAGTAATTGAAGTAAAACAAATAGTAGAAAAAATAAATGAGTATAAGAAAAATTTAACAGAAGAAATTGAAGAAAAATTAAGAAGTAATCCTCAATTGTTATATATCGATAGAAATAATAATAATAATAATAATAATAATAAAAATGTTTTATTATCGCAAGTTATACAAAATAGAATACGATCCGAAAATGATAATTCAGACAGTTATTTTCAAGATTTAAAACAAATTTTTGAAGTATCTAGATATTTTGAAAATAATAATAATGACTCCGGGAACAATACTGATTTTAATATTGTAGATTTTAAAAATATTATAGTTGGAACATTGTTAATATATATCTTACAAAAATATAATGATATTACAAAAATAGATGCACCTAAATCGAAATCTAAAAACGTAGATGTATTATTTGGTCAAACTATTATACGTATTTTAATTAAAGAGTTATCTCCGTTTAAAAAAAAAGGTAATATTAATCAAGAAGAAAATTATTCAACATTTATACCAGATTTAATTAACAAATTAAAAACATTAAAAGATAGTAATGATCCTCCAAAATTATTTGAGAACTTAACTAAAAATTGTGCTGATATTCTCTTGGATATACAACATTCTTTTGAAAAAATAGCATTGGAAAGAATGAATACAGAAGTAAAAGATAAAGAGTTTCGTTTTAAAGTTGATTATTTCGATGTTATTCCACCAGACAAACTTTTTGAAGATGATGAAACTGATAAAACTGATGAAAAAAAGTATGAAGAAAATTTTACAAAACAATTCGGTGGTATTACAACAAATTTAGCGAATGATGAAGATTTAAATACAATTTTTTTGGAATTTTTAAATGAAGATAAAAATAAAGATCCAAATCGTTCATTCATAGATAATTTGAATATTACATTACAAAGCAGTAATCTATTTAATCCAATTAAAAAAGATGTTGAAAATGATGATGATAATAATTCGGGTGATAACATTGTTGGTAATCCTCAGAATGATAATAATAAGACTAATCTGGAAATACAAAGTGTCCAAACTGATGATTTACCATTAAATATGGTATCTACATCTACTAATATGACAAAATTTAATGATAATAATATTTCTGATAATATTGCTGATAATTTATTTATACATGATTTAAATAATACTATAAATAGTAGTAATCTATTTGAAAATTCAACATTATCTACTTTGGATAATAATAATAAACAGGAAATACAAAGTAATACAAGTAATGATTTAATAAAACAAATAACAAATCCATTAAATATTGCATTAAATACTGGATCTAGTAATAATAAACCGGAAATACAAAGTAATACAAGTGATGAATTAATACAACAAATAACAAATCAATTAAATATTGCATTAAATACTGGATCTAGTAATAATAAACAGGAAATACAAAGTAATACAAGTAATGAATTAATACAACAAATAACAAATCAATTAAATTTTGCATTAAATACTGGATCTAGTAATAATAAACAGGAAATACAAAGTAATTTTGTTAATCAATTCAATCAAGATTTGAAAATATTATCAAAAAATACTGATAAATTGATGATAGACCAACAAGAATTCGTTAAAGACCAACAGCAAAAAATATTGGATTCAATACAAAATAATAAAATTATCGCAAATGCGATTCTAGAATTTATAAATAAAGACAAAAATGTAATCAACAAAGATATTGCATCCGTATCAGCAATAACAAACACAATTGAAAATAAACATGACTCATCATCAGCAATAACAAACACAATTGAAAATAAAACAGACCCAGAAACAGCACCAGCACAAGTTCCTCCCACTCCTATAAATATAATACAACAAGATATTCATTTATTTTTAGTGTCTTCTATCAAAAATATACAGTCTCGTGTAGATATTAATGACAAAAAAGAGTCTGAAATGCAAACCGTAGAGATTATAGAAAAAGATTTATATGACGATCAATTGAAAAAATGTTCGGTTCAATTCGTGAATATGAAAGATGGTTTTGGCGGTAAGCTAAATTGTATTAGTTCTGGTATATTAGAGAAGTATCAACAAATGAAAGTTAGTTTGAAAAACAAACAAGATAAAATTGCAGAAGAAATGTTGAAAAAATTAGAAACACTTAGTTCCACTTGGAATATTAATAAAAAAGAAGACTTTGATCGTAAAAATGCGGTAATTGGACAAACATACTTTGAAAATATTTTGAAATATTTAAAAGATACAATACAATATGATTTTCAATCTAATAATCCAGATGAGATAGATGGGTATATAGAGAAAGCAATCGAAAATATGGATACAAACAAAAAAAATGGTGGAGGGGTTGCAGATATTAACATTGTTAAAATGAATGGTGATATCGAAGATATAACATATAAAGATTTATATGATTTATATATATTTATCCAAATTTATAAAGAATTTAAAAATAAGAATAGTCTTGAAAAAGAATATATCGAAAATATTTTTAATTTTATTTTATTTTTACTAAGTAATATACCGGTTGAAGTTAAGATTCAAACGAAAAATAATAGTATTACGAATAATCCGGGTAGTAATTCTAGTTCTAGTGTTCATACTCAAACTAATATTGGGAATAGTATCTCTAGTAATAGTGATAATAATAATAATAATAATAATAATAATAATAGTTCGAATAATAATAATAATAATAATAGTTCGAATAATAGTAATATTAATAGTAATATAAAAACCCTAATACAAAATGGAATTTCTTTAGAAGACTTAAAAATGAAAATTGAGAGTGCATTAAATAAATCCAATGCAGTAACTATTCCATATGAAAATGGAACTAATAAATTTCCATTCGAAGACTTAAAAATGAAAATTGAGAGTGCATTAAATAATTCCAATGCTGGAACTATTCCAAATCAAAATGGAACTATTAATTTTCTATTCGAAGACTTAAAAATGAAAATTGAGAGTGCATTAAATAATCCAAACCAAAATTTTAATAATGGGATAGTTAAACAGCAAGTTCGAAGTTTTAACAATAAAAATGATAATAATAATAATCAAAAAAAACAACAAATTTTGAATGATTATTATAATGAAAATGACAATCTACAAATATATAATGATTCACAAAAAAAAAAACGATTAGATAGTCTTAACCAAAAGTTAAACAAAAAAAAAACGTTTAAAGAAATACAATATACAATATATACGAATCAACACCAGGAAAATGCTAAGAACTATGAAAAAAAATATGGTGATGACCACAAATTAGAGAATCCCCATTTTGTTTATTGGTTTGATAACCAAAAACAAATATTAGACAAAATCAAAAAAAGAAGTATAAAATATGAAAACCAAAACAAATTAAATTTTTAATGTTTTACGTAAACGAATTTTATTTTTATGGGTTATAGATTTACGTCCTCCTGTTATCATTATTTTTTTTTGGTTTGGTTTTTTATTTAAAAAAAATAGAAATTTATTATTTTGTTTTTTATCAGTTATTGTTTCATCATTATACATATTATCTTCATTAAAATTGAATATGTCTTTATTTTTTGTTTTTTTATCGTTTTTATTAAAGAAAACCCCATTAATTCTGTTTTTTAATACTTGAATTGGATTCTTGTAATCTAATAAAATATTAGGGTCTATATCATTAAATAAAACATTATCCATATTTATGTTTTGATTAAATTTTTTTAGTATGCTATTATCTGTTATATTAGTTATTATATCTATATATCTATCAAAAATGGCATCCATTAGCTTTATGTTTTCAATTTTATTTTTTAATGTAGTATCTCTTATTTTATTAAAAAAATTTATTTTTTGTTTTATAATATTAATGGATAGTTGCATTTTCATGTATTCTGGACTGTTTGTATCAACTATAAATAAAACATCTAAGTATTTTTTTAACATATTCTTAATATCCAAAATATTTTTATCAATATTTTCTTTATTTCGTATACTCTGTGTATCACTGATATTATTTTCTATTATTATATCATAATAACTTTTGATTAACATTATTAAATTACATGGTTTATAAAGGTATTTTATATTTTTTAAACATTTATATATTGTTTCGAAATCTGTTTGAATAGTCTGGACATTTATATTTACGTCATAATTATCTTTAAAAAATGTTTTATATTTATCATTATATGAGTTTGGTGTAATTGCAATATATTCTTTAATATTAATAAAAAATGACGGTTGCACTAATGCTAATAATGGTATATTTATTAGATTGGTTATATCTTTATTTATATCGAGGAAAGATAGTTTTGTATTTCCCAATCCAGGTAGTTGTTGTTGTATTTTTTCAAATTCATCATAAATCATTTTAAAATAGGTATTTTCAGTATTCTTTATATTATCATAATATGTTTTTAAATCCTTAAAAATACTAGCTAATATTTTTACTTTATCCGGAGTCATATCATCTTCTTTTAATTCACCACCAAATTTAGTAAAATAAATTCGGTTAGAAGCAGCTTGTGTTAGTAAAAACATAATATTGTTTGATTCTGGATCTTTAATATCAGTAATATTATCCTCTGTTAAACCATTTAAATAATTAAAATATTCTTGATTTAATATACTTTCAATATTTGTATTAATTATGTTTTTATAGTTGTTTAAGATTTCTAAATCATACTGTTTGGGTGTTGGTAAAGTTGTAGATGGTTTTATATTTGAAACTGGAACTGAAGCTAGAATTGGATTTAGATTTGTAAATGGAGTTGAAGCTGTATTTTGAGCTAGAGTTGGAGCTTGTATGTTTTTGGGTTTTTAATATACCTTTAAAACATCTACTTCACCGATCTTATTTGTAGCAGCATTTACACTTTTTACTGTAAATTCAGAAACATATGTTTTAGTTGAATCATATATTATATTTGTGTCACTCATATTTTATATATTATACCTATACATATATTTTATCTTTAAATAAAGTATACCCACTTAACAATAAAATAGAACGTTATTATTGTTAAATTCATTTTCCAAACTATTCTTAAATATATCTAATATATTCTCTTTGCACCATTCCACTACGTATTTCAAATGTGCTATATTCATTCTTCCATTTTTTTGGATGTTTTTAAGTGTAATAGTGCAAAGATGTGTAGAATTGTAAATAATATTTTATTTTATGTTTAATAATCGAAATCCAAAAAATCGTTTTCCTCTATTTTAATTTCCATTTGTATATTATCTATATATTTTAAGACTGTGTATATATGTTCTGTATATAATAATATATCATCGCTAGAAAAATTACTGGTTAAATACTTTAATGAAATTAAAATTTTATTTATATTAATTTCAATATTATTATTATTATTAAAAATAAAATAATTAAAATAATTTAGAAAATCACGATAATTTTGAATTATGTCCGTATTATTATTTATATTAGTCTTACATTTTTCTATAGAAGTCAATAATATGTCACTAGTAGCTATTGGTTTATCTTTATATTTTCCATTTTTTACTTTATCCGTTTTTTCATTTTTATAATATAAAAATTCATCCTCAATATTTTTTTTAATAGAATTTGATAATAGGTTATCTAAATTTTCTATCACTTTATTATTATCTTTTTTTTCCACGATTTTTAACTGTTCTACGGTATCCTTTGTAATATCTATAGGTTTTCCATATATATTTAATACGTTACGTTTATCGATTGGATCAAATGTCCAGCCACCATCTTGGTTTTGTTTTGCACGAAATATTAAAAATCCAAACACACTTTTTTGTGTTGTCGGCAAAACCGGAAGATTGTTTTCTTTTTGGTTTTCTATTTTTCCGTCTTCTATTTGTTTTTTTCTTTTTTCGTCTTCTATTTTATTTATTGTTTTTTCTTCTATTTTTTCTTTTTCTATTTCTTTATTTTTTCTTTTTTCGTCTTCTATTTCTTTTTTTTCTTTTTCTATTACATTATTAATATATGTTTCAATATTATTATTATTTTTTATTTTATATTGATATTCAATATTGTTGTGTTTTTTAACTACAATTATGAAATTATTTAAAATTTCCTCATATGTTAAATTGTTACTATTTGAGTTTATTTTTTTTTCATACAACTTATCTACAAAGTAATTAAATATAATATCTGGAAATTTACTTCTATCATTATTATTATTCTCTAAAAATATTAGATCTAATATTTTTCGTATTTTTTTTTTTTCTTCGTCTTCATTCATATTTTTATATATGTATACATAAAATATATAATTTAAATCATAACCAATTATATTATATTTTATTATATAATTTGTCTAAATTATAAAATATACCATCGCTGGATCCTATACGAATTTATTATATATATCTAAAGTGGTTTACACCTTTATCGACGACTCTTGTTATTTCCGTTCCTTTTTTTCTTTTTTTGCATCTTTCTAGATTTACGTTTACCACCAACGATGTTTAGAATTTGTCTATTTTTTATTGCATTATAAAAAGAATTTACATATTCCTTTCTTTCATTCAAAACTGGAATTTTACTCATATTTTTATCTTTTAATTTATTTTTTAACGATTCATCGAGAGTGATTCCTGGCGTAACAAATAAATCCTCAAAGAAACCGTATGGTGCCTCAAAAATATTTAAATCTAACGCTTTAGGTATGTCATCCATTTTAATTGGCTTATTACCTATATCTGTAAATTGACTAGGTCCAATCTTATCTAGTTCCCATTTATTATTTTTATAGGTTGCTTTGATAATTACTTTTCCAAAAATTTCAGGATTATTAGGTGGTGGTGTATTTTCAGGATTATTAAGTGGTAAATTGCTAGTTATTTTGGCAGTTAATTGTTCAGGTAAGGATGCTGTTTTTGTTATTATATTATCTAAAAATTGTATAGTTTCAGAACCATCTGGTTTTGTATTTGTAAATAATGCTGTATTTTTATCATATCTATAATCAGTTACAGAATAATCTAATTCATTATCATTACCATCAATCCCTTCATCATTTATTTTTCCATCCGAATTTATTTTATGGAACATTTTTGTATTATTATCTTTTTTAATATAATAATCATTATTATTCGTGTATACTATAGAAATGTTATCAGCCATTTTTATATATTATATTATCATTATATTTTTATTTTAAAAAATACCATAAAAAAATATTTTTTAAAATTTACAAAAATCTAATTCAAATAATTATCTACTTTCTCTAAATCTAAATCTAAATCTTCATCTTCGCTTGATCCTATTCTGCAAACAAATCCTAAATCGGCTCCTAACCATTCCGTATGATATTCCGCGCATTTACGTAAATACCGAATCTCTAAACCCCCTTCTCCTTCTCTTCCTCTTTTTTCCACCCGCCTAAAGCATTCTTCATAATCCGTATCCAACCATATTATTCCATCCACCGCATATTCCTTCAACGCCTCTGTCGACATCTGTAAATATATCTCATATTCCACTTTTTCCATCACCCCTTCTTCCGCCAACATCTTGGCGAAAATATGGTAATCCGCATCTAAAGATCTCTCCATAAGAATGGTTGTAATCTGTTGATTTTCCGCCGCATATTCAATCGCCTCTTTCAGCAATTGCAAACGGGTTTGGAATGCCATGATTTGGAATGCAAATGCATATCGTGTCGGGTTTTCATAATATTTTTGTATCATGTTTTTTCCCATTTTATCGCAAATCTGTTGCCACATTGCCACGGGTTCTTCTATAAAGAGAAATCGCTCGTCATCGGCGTATCTTTTTTTGAGTTTTTCCATAATGGTCGTCTTACCTGCCCCGATGTTCCCTTCTAGGGAAACCAAACGAGGTCTTAACATATCGTCTATATATTTCGTAATATCATTGGATTCAGATTCGGCTAAAGATACATTCGAACCATGATAGATATTATTCATCACTCGACTAAGATCCATACAACTTCTTTCAGAAGAAGAACCTGATCCTGAATCATTATCACTATCACTATCTGTCAAAATACCAGAATCGGTTTGGAATACAATCGAATTGATTAAGCGTTGTAGTGCGTTCATATTTTAATTTAAATGGTTTAATGTTATGTCTTTATATTTTTACAAAAAAGAAAATGTCAATTTTTTAGCGTATTGGAAATAATGATGATACTATGGTTTTTCTTCATCTATTATTTCCACTTTATATGTATTATTTTCATTTTCTGTTATATTCGCATTAAATATTCTATAGTTTTTTTTCTCCTTTGGTGCAATGCCTTCTGTTTCATACATTATTATACTCTTTTGTAATAATAATAAAATATCCATTATAGAATAATCGGTTTGTGTTTGTATTTCAGTGTCATATATAAGTTCTGCATTATTATTCTGTTGTAGATTACCTAAAAATAAATATTTTCAATTGTATTATATTCTTTCATTGTAACTTTTATTTTAGTTTCTAATGTTTTTGTTTGTAATGTTTCTAAGTAATTATTACATTCATTATTTATATTTTCTATTTGTGTTTCAAAGTAATTATTAAAATCATTTAATTCTATTACTCTACAACATTGATGTTCATTCATCTTTTTATTAATCGATATATATATTTTATATTGTTCTAATGATAAAATAGGTTTTATAATAGGTTTTATAATAGGTATATTTTTATTATTTATTAATGTTAACTGGTTTTCTATTCCATCTATATCATAATTTAATAAATATTCACGAATATCATGGTATGTGTCTTTTTCCCACTCACCACCGCCTAATGCAGCACTTATACGTAAATGATTATAAGATAAAAAAAATTTAGGTATAAATGAATAATCATCTAGATTATTATTTATTTTTGGAAAATTTGTTATTAATTTTTTAAAAATTGGATTTTCAAAATTATTAATTTTTTGATATGTTTCTATAAATGTAAAAATGTATGTAATTCCTAATATTGGAAAATACATACCTTGATAATAGTTATTGCCGGACTTTTCATCAAATGTTGTTATGACGCTTCTATAAAATGCAATATGATTTTTTTGAAATGAATCAACTACTAAATTATAATTTGTATTGAATAGATCATTATATATAATATCTTCAGTATAATGATTGTTTCTTTCCATCTCTAAATCAGTATACACAATAACAAAATGTCGGTTTGTTGTAAAATGTTCTAATATTTCAACTGTATTCTCACTCATTGTAAAGATATATAATATAATGTATAAAAATATATACTAAATGAGCCAATTATGTAAATACAAAGATTTGATTGGAAAACCGAGAGAAGGAGTGCGTTCGTTTCGTTTTTTAGGTATTGCTGTAGTGGATTCTCTCGTCACTCTTTTAGCCGCATTGTTGTTTTCTTGGGTATTTAAAATCCATGTTTTTTATACCATAATCCCGTTGTTTTTCTCCGGTATTATCGTTCATCGTATGTTTTGTGTGGATACTGGTATCGATCGACTATTATTCGCCTAATACTGAAATAGTTTATCTTTCGTCCTTCTTTCTAAATATGTCTTTCTTCTCTCGTCTCTTCTAAAAAGAAATAAGGCTTTAGGATATATGAAGATGGTAAACAACAAAAAAACTGCAGTGGAGAATCCAGAAGATCCTGATACTCTTATTGGTGCGGAAAAAAGACGCGGAAGGAAAAGTAAAAAACAAAACACCAAGGAAATACTACATGCCTTTCAAATCGAGCAAGACCAATTCGAAGAAGATCTTCATACCACTGCAGAAGAACAGGGGCAAGGGCAAGGGCAAAAGAATCCAAACCAAGGATATACCAAGAAGAATTACGAGAATTTCGCCTATCTTTCGCCTAAAGAACGCGCCGCATTCGAAAAGAAATTCACCGTCCCTAAAAATATCCATCAAGAAATGTATTGTAAAATGTTGAAAACGAAAAGTAGGAAAATCGTCATTGCCAATGGTCCCGCTGGAACCGGAAAAACGCTCTTTGCTACCGAATTCGGTATAAGGTATTTCTTGACCAATACGTATGAGAAATTGATTTTCACTCGTCCTTCGGTTTCCGTCGATGAAGAGCTGGGATTTTTACCTGGAACGTTGGAAGAGAAAATGGCGCCATGGGTGCGGCCGATTTACGACGTTCTTTATAATTTCTTATCACCTAAAGAAGTCATGCAATTAATGGAAGAGAAAGTGATTGAGATTGCGCCATTAGGATATATGCGTGGACGGACTTTCAAGAATGCCTGGATCGTCGCGGATGAAATGCAGAATTCTACGGTTTCCCAAATGAAGATGTTGTTAACCCGTTTAGGCGAAAATAGTAGATTGGTGGTTACGGGAGATTTACAACAATTTGACCGTGCATTCGAACAAAACGGTTTGGAGGATTTTTTACGAAAGTTCCGTGCCAAAAGCGAAGCTTTGAAAACGGAGAGTATTGTCGCCTTTGAATTTGAGAAATCCGATATACAGAGAGAAGAAGTGGTGAAAGAGGTTCTGGATATTTATGATTTCTAAACCTTCCTTCCTGATTTTTTTCTATGAAAACTGTATAAGAATAGAATGGCAAAAAATATGACTATTATAAAACAATTCGGTGGAAGTATTGAAAAATCTATTTTATATAATCGTGTAGTTCTATACTTCGTTTTTTTTCTCACTTTAGGATACTTGTTTTTTCTACTGATTCAAACGGATTATTATACTTTCGCCATTTTCATCTTAATAGGTTTCCTAACGTCTTTTTTCAGTAAGAATATGGTAGTTATTTTATCGTTAGCAATGTCCGTTTCCTTTATTTTTAAATATGGAACGAAAATAAGACCAGAAGGATTCGCAGAAAAAGAAGGATTTGTAGAGGGGGCATTGACACTAGATGATATAACAAATATGACTCCAGCAAAAGCAATGGAATTGGCGGGAAAATATGAGACTATGATTAATAAAGACGGTAAAATCACATTGGAAATGCCCTTCAATAAAGAAATGTTTGATAATATGCGAAAGGCAATTTTAGAAGAACAAACGGTCAAGTCGGCTGCGACTGCAACTGCGTAAAAATCTTACACCACGTCATTCACTATATTTTTTTCTTATGAAAAGAATATATATATGCCTAAATTAGATTTATTTTCTAAGGACTTTTTTATCCTTTTTATTTTAGTTGGTTATGTTTTGTTTCTAAGATTCTACGAAAATTATCTGGGTTTTTTTTTGTTTTTTATTATCGGCGCGATTTTATACGGATGTATGTTTCGTAAAAATAAACTCTTGGTTTTGTGTATTGCTATCTTGTTTTCCTTTGGATTATCTGCGGTAAATAATGGTTGTTTGGAAGAAGGATTCGAAGAGGAAGAGGAAGAAGAAGAAGACAAGGAAGAAAAACCGATCGTCATCGATACGAATAAACCGATGGATCAATTAAGCGATAAAGAGATCGCAAAAATACAGGCAGAAGTGAATTCATCTTAGGCACCGATTTGATCTGGTGCTCCACTGGAATTTCCACCACGGGTTCTTTGTAGTTTTTGAACTTCTTCGGTAGGACATAAATATCCAGTGGATTTCGATAATCCATTCGAAATTTTCAAACAATTCGGGTCTGTTTTTTGTTGCGACATAATATCGAGAGGGCTATCCTGTCCATTGTTATATTTCGCACATAGAGGTTCAACACTATTTGGTTTTACGGTATCGGCATTTTCATATCCTTCCTTTTTTTCTTCTTTCTCTTCTTCCTCTCCCTCTTTTTCTTCAAACCCCTCGTATTTATACATGGGTAGTTTAGACGATTTTTGTTCAAACGGCATGATTTTGGTAGATCCATAAGTAGAAATGATCATGATGGATAGGAATAAAAAAACCACAATTAAGAACTCTACTGAGAATTTGAATTTCATGTTTCGTTTATATATAAAGAAAAGAGAATATGTTTTTGGCTAAAGATCCCTGATACCAATACTTTCCTTGATTCTCTCAAAGATAGGTTCGAAAAATTCTTTGTTTTTAGTAATGTTGATTTGTTTCTGGGATTTATCTAAATACCATCCTAACATCCATCGAATAATACCATCTTTCCATTTTTCTCCCATTTTTATTTTCAAATAAATTAGAACCGAATAATATAAAATACCGAGAATACCAAATGCGATTAACCAATATACGAGAGAAGATTCATAGAGTTGAAACAGATAGTCGTCCTTGGATTCTAAAGGTGGATTCTGCATCTATATCTATAGTTGAAACCCGGAAAAATATATTGATGAAAAAACACATAAATATATTTATTTTGTTTTAAGTATAATCGAGAGAACACATGAATCCGCAAGAAAAAATCGACTTGAAAAAACTCATGCATAATATGACGGATGATTATGTGGATAATACGGATGGGATTCGGGAATTAAAACATAGCCGTCTCATTCATGCGGATATTGTTAAGTTGGAAGAACTCAAAAAAACCCATGCAGAAATGCGAACCTCGAATCCCGTCCAGTTTCGAGAGATGTGTGAAACCGAATGCGTTTTTTTGTTTTATAAATACACGGATATTTTTAATCGATTATTGCGGGATGAGATCGATTTAGCCATTATGGAAAAAGCGCTAAATGTTTTGTTGAAAATAGAAGAGGGAGAAATTGACCAACAAGAAGGATCGGTGATGGTGGGAAAATTATTCCATGAAATTTATGTGGATAGTGCGTTAAGGCGCAGTGAGAATCTGGATAAAGCGGTGGTCGAAGGCGAATCCAAACCGAAATACGAAGGAGCGGCCATTTCCTGGAAAGAATATAAGTCAAGACAAAAATAGTAATCAAACCGATAGATATCCAAAGAGTTTTATTTATTTTTAGCGGATTCTTCCGATGAAGAATAACTATCTTTTATAAATTTTACATCTTGTTCTTTTAACATTTTATCCATTATATCCATTGAATTTTGTTTATATAATATGTTTATTTTGCTACATGAACTACTTATAAATATTCCTATTGGGTTATCGGATGTATTTTTTATATTTATTTTTGGATTTCCACACACAAAACTATTTAATAACCCAAAAAATGAAAAATTACTGGAAGGTTTATCCTTGTTTTTAATATAATGCAATATATCCTTATTTAATTGTTTTAACTTTTTATTTTCATCGGTTATGTCTTTTATTTCTACTAATTTTAATTCATCGTTATATAATATATTTTCTTCTAAAAAAATATCTGCATCATCATTGATATATTTATATTTAATTATTTTATATATAATAGAATAAGACATTTTTAACAATGTATTATCTTTCTCATTTAACAGCATAATGCTTTTGAATATTTTAGTTAACTTATCATTCACTAGGTCATCTGTATAAAAAGATTCATAATTGAATATATTCATTGTCTTTCCATTCTCTGTTTTTATTTTTTTTTCATCGAAAAATTCAATTGAGTTTATCATTGAAATCATTTTTTCATGTGTTCCTGAACGTTTTTTCGTGGACAATTCGTAGGCTTTGTATAGATAACTCAATATATCGTTTAATACATTTTCTAGACCACTTTTGTTATTCAAATTTCTATATTTTATGTTTATACACGCCGTGATGAATTGCATTATCTTGGGATAATGTGAATTATAATTATCATGTATTTCTTCTATTTTATTTATTAGTGTAATCACTAAATCATTCCATTTTAAAAATTCTAAATGTAACTGCTTCCAAAATATGTCTGACATTAAAATATTGGTAAAAATATCCCAGTCATTGTTATTAATAATATCTTTTGTGATATATTCACAATCTATATCGATTCGTTTGCTATAGATATTAATTCGTGTTTGAAGTCGATCTCTAGTTGCATTGTCTGTATTCTTATTTTTGTTCAGGGTTAACACGGTTGCAATCCTGATTTGCATTTTTTGTATTAGTTCTCTGTTTTTAATTTCATTCTCCTGGTTCTGTTTTGGCCTCATTACTGTTTTTCGATTAGGACGGTTTCCATCATTGGCTTTCAATGGCATTTTAGGTGGGGCTTCTCTCCTTACTGTTTTTCGAGTAGGAGGGTTTTCAACATTGGCTTTCACTTGCGTTTGTGGTGTTGGGCCTTGTCTCCTTACTGTTTTTCTTTTACTTACTACTGGTGGTTCTTGTGGGTTTAATAACGTGTTTATTAAATTTTGTCTATTTACTACTTTTCTTACAAAGTTTGCTGTATTATCTCTTGTTTGTGCTAGTTTTGCTGGAGTAGCCTTACTATGATTTATTACTTTTCTTTTACTCTCTTTAGGAGGTGTATTTTTGCGTGTTGCATTCTTTATTTCTACATTGCCAGGAGGTGTATTTTTGCGTGTTGCATTTCGTAAAGATTCATCCGTATTTAGTATTTGGTTCATACGATTGTATCTCATATTCAAATCAGTTACTTTTGAATCTGGATCATAATTCGTTGGCAATTTTGCTCTATTACCAGGGTTAGGGTTTGGAACAAATGGAATGACCTTTCTTTCAATATTTGTTTGTATCTCATTATTTTTTCTTGGATTTGGATGCTTAGATGGAATTATTTTACGAGGTCCATACCTTTTTTCACTGTTTGGTCTTGTGGTGTTGATTGCATTTTCTTTTTCATAATTCCATCTGGAATCATCCATTGTATTTTCATTATTTCTTTGGGTATACCATCCGGTTTCCGTTGTGGGTATATCCTTTTTAGTTGGTATGCGATTCTCTTCTTGAGTTCTTATATAATCCGTAACCAATATATTTTTTTCCCTATTATCCTTTATTTCATCCAATGATGCTGGATAGTTATAATTATGTCTTTTTCGGTTTTCACGATTTGAAACTGGAAGATTTTTTGGAATGCCGGTGTAGGTGTAGGCGTATTTATATCCGTCACTCATTTTTATATAGTATACATAGAAAAAACTTTGTGTTTTATTACTAGCAATCTTATATAATACTTCCTATACGAATCCATTATAATGTTCCATGTTGTAAAAAATATAAAGACAAAATACGATATACTATAAATAAATGTCTAAATCAAAAGCAACTCTCTTTATTTATATCGATCCTAAAAATATCGTTTTATATAATGCATATGAAAAACATATTGCAGCGCATAACCATAAAATCGACACGGATCCTTTTCCGGATTCTGGTTTCGACATCATTACTCCTAAAACCCATTTTTTACAACCAAATATTTTCTTTGCCTCCCAAATGGTCGATTTCGAAATCAAAACCGAAATGGAATATGAAGGAAATCCCGCCGCATTTTATATTCACCCTCGATCTTCCATTTCCAAAACACCCTTAATGTTGGCGAATCATACAGGAATCATTGATGCTGGATATCGCGGTAATATTAAAGGCGCATTTCGTAATCTAGATCCCAATTCAGAGTATGTCATGGAAGTAAATACGAGAGTTTTACAAATCTGTCATCCTTCCTTATGCCCAATTAGGGTCATTTTACAAAATTCTTTGACGGAAACGTCTCGAGGAGAAGGAGGATTTGGATCTACTGGAAGATAAATATATTTGGTTACTCACGAAATATATTTATACAGTATAACCATGAAAAAGAAACATCTAACCGCGGATATACAAACATATAAAGGAAAATTCCTATTACCGGTTCCACGGATTCCGCAGTTTTTTAAACCCAATAAAAAAGTAGTCGTATTTGATTTAGACGAAACCTTGGGTTCGTTCGGTGATTTATATTTACTATGGACGGGGGTCCAACATATTTTGCCTAAATATACCGATTTTTCTACATTCGCCGATATTTACCCCGAGTTTCTAAGATATGGCATCTTGAATATTCTCCAATTCATTTACGAAAAAAAACAGAAAGGGGAATGTTATAAAATATATATTTATACCAACAATCAATGTCCGAAAACCTGGGTGCAATCCATCTGTCATTTTTTCCAGTATAAATTACGGATTACCAAACCCGTTTTATTCGACCAGATTATTCGCGCATTTAAAATCGGGAATAAATGCATCGAATTAGGGAGAACGAGTCATCAAAAGAGCCATGAAGATTTGATTTCCTGCACACTTTTACCGAAAACCGCCGAAATCTGTTTTGTAGATGATACGGAATTCTCTCAAATGAAACAAGATCGCGTCTATTATATCCGTCCTCGTCCGTATCATCATGGTCTTTCTTTGGAAGAAATGATGAATCGACTTTTTTCTTTTTTTCGAGAGAAAACATCTGTTACGGAACTCCTTTTTTCCAACGATTATTGGCATCAATGGTTTTTGCTAAATGGTCGTAAAGAATCGACGGTTTCTCCCAAAAACCTTGCCGTCGAAATCGAGATTTCCAAGAAAATGATGTTTTCCATAAAAGAGTTTTTCATTTTAACCACGTTTTACGAGAACAAACATAAAAAAACGCGGAAACAACTTACGTCTCAGGTTCAACGGTCTACTTCAAATATGACTCTTTACGGATAATAACATCCATTCTTCATCCGTCAATTTTTGGAACAAGATACAATCGTTGAATTTGATTTGAATAAAACGATTCGCCCCGTTTCGACATAAAACGTGCATTCCTTCCGGTAAGAATTTGATATCCATGACCATCGCACCGTTGGTTAACGTCGGTATTTTATTATTCTTGCGAATCCAACGGATATATTTTCCCCTAAATAGTTCATGGATTTCATCTACGAGACGATATCCATCTAGTTTTTCCATGAAGGATTTGGGAGAAAGGTGGTGTTGGAGCAATGCGTTTTCCATTTCTTTCGAGAGAATATTGAACGTTTTGTTTTCTAAATAATGTGGAAGTTCGGAGGAAGATTCTGCTATTTCCTTCACCCATTCTTGGATTTTCTCTTTGGATATTTCTTTTTTTGCTTCCATCATCATTTCTCTCACTTTTTCCATTATATACTTATGATACCATGTAAAAATAAGTATATATTCTTTTGTTTTTTTGTAAAAATATAAATTCAGTAAATAATATAATAGATATAAAACCTATTGGAAATATTATAATGGAAACATATCATTCAAAATATGGTTTAATTACTTTATATACAAATGAAGTCTATATTGGAAAAACGTTTAAAGAAAATAAGTATTGGGATGAAGAAACATTATTAAAACTACGTGAATATATAGACCCGAATCGCAATATTTTAGAAATAGGAGGTCATTGTGGAACTTCCTCTATTGTATATTCTTCTTTTTTAAATGAAGATAAAAAAGTGTATGTGTATGAACCACAGAAAAATTTATATCGTTTATTAGTTCAAAATATAAATCAAAATAATTTACAAGATAAAATTATACCAAAAAATCTAGGTGTTTTTTGTTACGAAGGAAATGGAAAAATGAATGATATGGATTTAGATGGAGGTGGTGGTATCGTTTTAAAAAGATACAATGACGAAAATAGGTTAGATTGTAATTTTGGTGGTATTGGATTAGGTGAAAATGGGGAAGATATTGCCTTAACTACTATCGATAATATGGAATTAGATAATATTGGATTTATACATTGCGATGCACAAGGTTCTGAAAATTTTATTTTTTCTAAAGGAATCGAAACCATCCATAAGCATAGACCGGTTATATTCTATGAAAATAATGCAGTATATGGTAGTTATTTATATGATAATGTTTGTAAATCCTATTTAAATTATAAAGAAGAAAGTGTATTTGATATTAAAAAATACTGTATGGAAGAGTTACATTATTCAAAATATATAGATATGTTTAATAATGGAATAGATACTATTTTAATTCCTTAAACGACCTTCTTATTATCATGAATCGATACTTGTATCGTGGGAATATTGGTTTTTTTTCCAAACCATTGGAAAAATTGATTGACATAGACACCTACCATTGGAAATTGCACGATTTCTACCAAGACTAAATTCGTAAATAATATAAACGCACTCCCAAAAATAAACATAATATCCATCGGTTTTAAATTATATGTCTCTCGAAATGGATGAAAACGAATCATTAAAAAGAAACACAGGAAAAATTGGACTGCGACATTGAGATAATTGACTAAAGTAGGAAGGGTTGCAAAAACACCGAAAAAAACGGCTAAATAACCTATATGAATAAACAGTAAAGATATTAAATAAATCGGTATTGCTACATTATCGATTTTCATTTCTCTCTTTATCTTAATCTATTCTTGGATTTTAATGGCGGAAGAAATTATTGCAAAGAAATATGTTTTGAGAGAATTTATAGGAAGAGGCAAATTCGGTTCGGTCTATAAAGGAGAGAAAATCGGGGTAGGAACTCGAACTACGGTCGCGATTAAATTCGAAGCCAAAGATACGGATATTCCTCTTTTGAAAAAAGAAGCACGGATTCTGGAATATTTGGTAAGGAATGGGATTCGAGATCAAGTTCCCGTGGTTCATTGGTATGGTTTACATCGAGAAGATTCGGTTTGTGTAGTGATGTCGTATTTGGGAGAACAGACCCTTTCTACGAAGGATTTTTCTCTCGAAGAAAAGGAAACTTGGTATAAAACGGCTAAATCTCTCTTGGAACGAATACATTTTTACGGAGTTATTCATCGGGATTTAAAACCAGGACATTTTCTTTTTTACAATGGGAAATGGAAATTGATCGATTTTGGATTTGCGGTGTTTGTTTCAGGGGATGATGACGAGGTTGGAAAAAAGAGAGAATATATGGTTGGTAGTCCTAATTATGTTAGTTTAGCCGTTCATGGAGGAGCAGAACCATGTAAAAAAGACGACATGATTTCGCTCGATTATATTTACTTGGAATTGGTTTTAGGAGTATTACCATGGGCGAATGTTCCTATGGATTTTCAAATGAGTGAATTTCCTGTAAATCATTTATTACATCCGGCGAATCAATATCGAGCTTCTCTCAAATTACAATCGTGAATATTTTTTGTTTATATAATGTAAACAAATGTCTACCGGATATTATCCAGATAATTATAATATTACCAATACAACTATTATTGTTCGTGCGGATGTTACGGTAATAGAAGCAGACGCGTTTCGTAACTTTTCAAGTTATGATAATAATACTCAAACTAAAGTATATACGTTTATATTTGAATCAAATACAACTTTACTAAGGATTGAGGATTATGCATTTTACTCTTGTAATATGGACACTTTTATCCTACCTTCAAGTGTGACTAGTATAGGAAATTATGCATTTTGTTTTTGTAATATGGACACTTTTATCCTACCTTCGAGTGTGACTAGTATAGGAAATTATGCATTTAGTTCCACTAACTTTAATTCTTTTACATTTGCTTCAAATAATAATTTATTGACGATTGGTGATTCTGCATTTACCAGTTTTCTAACTAAGTCTGACTTTATAATACCGACTAGTGTTACTAGTATAGGAAATATTTGTTTTTCAGTAGCTGCATTTAGGGCAAAATGCATTATGAATTGTAAAATTACAGAAATACCACTAGGTGCATTTTCATTCACGCATCTTGAAGCATTATACTTTAATGAATTTTTTGCTTCTTTACCAAATACAATTACAAAAATAAATGATGAGGCATTTTATCAATTCTATTTTGATAAGACAATTCTTAATTCTGACTTCACTGATATAAGTTTTAATATATATATACCGAGCAGAGTTACATATATTGGTTCTAATGCGTATTCCGATTTTTTTAAGATGTTTGATTTTACAAACGAATTTACTATATACATACCAAATCGTGTTACTTATTTAGCTCCAGATGCTATTGTAATAACAGATTTTAATGATCCAGGATATTTAATTCCTACAAGTATCAAAAATTTCAGTTCATATGTATCATTGGATCCTACTTTATTTCCTGGTCTTTCTATTACGAATGCACCGGTATGTTTTCTAGTAAATACCAAGATCTTGACAATGCAATCCAATAATAAAGAAAAATATGTGTCCATTCAAGATTTACGGAAAGGGGATCTTGTGAAAACTTTGGAAAATGAATATAAAAAAATAGATGTCATTGGGCATTCTATTATTGAACATCGAATCGATAATCAAATACAGAAAAATAGATTATATGTTTGTTCCACAAATAAATATGCAGAATTATTTGAGGATTTAGTAATGACTGGTTGCCATTCTATACTGGTAAATAAATTAACAGATAAACAACGTGCAGAAACCATGGAAATGACTGGACGTATATACATTACTGGAAATCGTTATCGTTTATTTGCATGTCTGGATGAAAAAACAACGGTTTATCCAACCGATGGAGATTATGAAATTTGGCATTTTGCTTTGGAAAATAACGATGAAAAGGGTAATTATGGGGTTTATGCAAATGGTTTATTAGTAGAATCTTGTAGTAAAAGAACCATGCATGAATTTTCAGGAATGCAGTTGGTGTAAATAAAAGTCATTTGATTTGATTTGATTTGATTTGATTTGATTTGATTTGATTTGATTTGATTTGATTTG